TTACGTTGATCTAGATAGAGCCACTGAACATTTCGAAGAGTGGCTTGAACAAGGCTATGACGAAGTAATCCTTGAAGAAATTTCAACAGGAAAAATTTTAAGGAGGGCATAATGGCAGATCACATCACTAACCTAGTCGAAATTTATAATCGTTGGCTAGACAAAGACGAAAACAAAAACGTGGACAAAGGTTCAGCAGACGAAGTTTTAATGTTTGATGACTCTTTGACCGAAGACCAACAAAAATGGTTAAAACGTTTTTGCGATTTGTGGGAAGAGGCTTATGAACATGAGTATCTTCTACAATACTTTAAAGAAAACAAAGGAGGTTCTAATGGACAAAATTAGAATTTTATCTAACCAAAAATTGTTACCCAATAAAATTGGTGTACAATTTGGGAGCGTATCCAATTGGATATCCTCTCGTTCATGGTACAAGCCCGAGGCTTTGACCATAGGTAATGGCGCTACGATCTATTATTGGTCAGACCGTCATGGTGGTACGCTAATTGACGTAATCACCAAAAAAAATGGCAGACGCTACGTTGTGGTCCAAAGAGATCACGCTAAGCGTACCGATAAGAATGGCTTTTCAGAAAGTCAAACTTATGAATTTACGCCTAATCCTCAAGGGCGTAAACATTACGCTGAGGTTATCGATATCGAAACCTCTGAGGGGGAGAAGGGATTTATTCTCGAACCTAGAGAATTTAGTCCTAAGACTAACCGTTTTAAGAAAGACGGTAATCATATCTCTCTAGGTGCTAGGTCCGAATATTGGGACCCTAGCTTCTAAATTCCATATACATTTTCAAAGACTCCGATTGGGGGTCTTTGACAATGTGTAAAAGCATTGTGCAATGGGTAACAATACTAAGCACGGTTGAGGTTGAAGTCATGACTCAATCAATAGACGTGTCTATGGTCCCTACATTGCTGTGGATTGGTTTTAGGGGTGTCCCTAAGTTTTTCACAACCACTTAAAAAAAAGCAAACTTAACATGCTCAGGCTCGTGGGAGGTCTATAGTGAACTAAAAGAATATCAAAAGATAGAGATCGTATACTCGAAGGGTTGGTATTAATCTTCACATTCCCACAGACCAAAATTAATTTTGTCTTTTAGTTGAAAAAAAGATAAAATAACACAATATAATATATATGAACTATTTAGAAGAATGCCTTAATTTGACAGGTTCGAAATTGTCAAAGGGTCTGACTGAACAATGTTTTGACAGAGGCATAAGGTAGACCAATGAATTTTAAATGCCCAAATGGGTCAGTTTTTTCAGAGGTCGTAGTTAGTAGGTCCACGTATAAACTGAGATTATGTTCTCATAATCAGATGTGGTCTGTTATCAAAAGCTTGTGGGTATGAGTCACATCAAATCCCACGACACCCAAGGCATTCTTTTAAATAAAAAGGAGAGCGATATGAACAAAGAATACTGTGAAGCTTGTGATGATAATCATTTTCTTTTATCCAACGATGAAGACGGAAATCCTGACTTACAACGTTGTGATGAATGTAAGCATTTTGAAAATGATGACGAAGCAAAAAAGTATGTTTTGAAATTTATCAACAAGGAGGCTAAATGACCGAACAACAAAAAATAAGACGTATGACTCATGGAAGAAAAATTAATTATCAGACTAATGACCCTGATTTAATTTTACATGCCATTCGTGAGGTCAATGGTTGCATATGGTTTGATTTTATCCATAAAAAGAAATGTGGAAAAGTCACCCAAAGACTCTTTTATTATGATGTCCCCAATATGTTTTGGAGAGGTACAGAAGAAGAGTACAAAAAATTCTTAAAGATGATTGAGAATAGAAAAAAACATAGAGAGAAGGAAACAAATAAACTTCTAAAAAAAAGAGCAAAAGATGATTAACACAATTTTACTATGCATAATTTTGTACATCTTAATTCAAAATTTCGGTATTTGATAAGCATTTTGATAAAGCCTTTGTTGGCTTTATCTGAACGCTTATAACGTTCAGAAAGGGAAATATTATGTTAGATAACTTACCATTGCATCTACAAGATATTGCTAGAAGCAGACATATTTTAAAAAATAAGTTAGCAAAACTAAAAGCAAAAGATGAGTTTGCTAATTCTTTATTATTTAAAGTAGAAAACTTACAAAAAACAAAAAGTCCAACAGAGATAGTAGAGTATCTTTGTGAGTGGGCTAGTCAATCAATAGAGACTAGAATATTAATTAGAAAAAAACTAAATGAAGAACTAGACTCTATTCAAAGAATAAATCCAAGGGAGGCTAAATGAACAAAAAACAAACCTTAGATGAGTTATTAGGTTCTGATTTATCTTTAGAAGATATTGACGATATCTTAGAAGAATTGGAGGACTAATGACTTGGACTATACATCAAGGCTATTTGGAGGACCCCAAAGGTTTACCGATAGCTGATACTTTAATCTTTGTTAAACACAAAGAAAGAAGTTATGAGGCAGTCGCTCTTTATACAGGACAGCATCGAAACGTTTATAAAAAAGATAAAGATAAACTTTTTGATTATCTATCTGGTCCCAAATCTTGGAGTAAAGAACAAGTTGAAAATTTTCTTTACGATAATTTTATGGACAGGATTTTTAATAGGAGCAACAAAACTTTAGAGATCAAAAGATTTCTAGAACAACAACTAAAGGAGGCATCATGAGAGAATGGAAACTCTATCAAATATTAGAAGAAAGCACGGTCAACGTGCCACGGTCCGAGGCTATCGAAAAGATAGTCTTAGACTACGAAAGTGAAGTCAATAAACTTTTAGAGAAGTTAGGGATTAATTTAATCTTTGATCTTCGAAGAGAGAATAAAACTTCTAACCGAGCAACGCTCAAAGCAAAGAAAGTATGTAGGGAGGTAGACGAATGATAATAGAGGTAAAATCAGAGAATTGTGTTTATATCACAATAAATGGAGTTGTTTACTATATCGATGACTCGACAGGTGAACAAATAGTGGAAAAATGGAAAAAAAAGGGGGACAAATGAGCGACCACTTAAAAACCGTGGGCATGGTATCAGCTTTATTTGGTATCATGTCAGGAAACGACAAAGAAGGTAAAGTGAAATATCAAAAAAGATTTTTCGAAACAATTCAAGGAATGCATTTTCCTGAAGATTGGGATAGTTTACCTTTAGACGAAAAAGAAAGAAGGCTAGAGGCAGTTCAAAAAATAGCCTTAGAACAGGAGAAATAAATGAACCTTAAAAAAATAGAAAAGACGCATTATCCAATTCGTTGGATAATAGACAAGGGAGAACTTGTTATTATCGATAAGAAAGACAAAGAACTCCCTAAGGACCATGATATCTATAAGATAGAAAAAGATTTTATAGAGTCTCAGACAAACAGACAAATCTTTCATGGTGTAATAGAACTTATATAAAGGAGAAATAAATGACTAAACGAGAAATGAGAGAACTATTAGATAATCTAATAAAATCGAGTGAAGTATTAAAAATTCAAATAGCTAATTTAAATCATAAATTACTTGAAGATGATTTCGAACATAAAGAAAGCTTTGATAAAGGATACAACTTAGCATTAGATATATCACAAAACGCAATAAAAAAAATTGCTAGACAATAAACAAAGGAGAATAAATGACACAAGAAGACTATGACTTTCCTAAGTACATCAATACGACTCACTTAGAAGGTCCATTTGATTTTCATCTAGTTCAAACAAACAAAGATGAGGTCAATGTCTATAATCATGGAAAATATTTGTTTAAGACAAAGCTTCCTAAAGTAGACTTTAATTCAATAGACAATGTAAGAGAATTAAAACACGCTAGAGAAAAAGAAATAATTCGTCTTGCAAAGAAAAAGTTATCTGATGTCCGACATTTATATTAGAAACTTTATTGAATATCCATTGAGCCAATATTCTAACAAAGAATTGTTGGCTCGATTGGACCAACTGAATAATATAATTAGAAACTCAGCCCACTGTGACTCAGATGTGAGATTAAAATTAATTGTTCAACAAGAATTAACAGAAAGAGAATTAAAAGGGGCAAACAATGACTATCGAAAGAATGGAATGGAGTGACGCAGTTCGATTAAAAAAGACTCGCTATTACAATGGCAATCCTTGTAAGCATGGACACATCGCTCAGCGGGCCACGAGCAACCGTCAGTGTATTAGATGCAAATCAGACGCTGATAACCTAAGAAAGAAGTCTAAAGAATATAAAGAGGACCTTTGGAACCTTTTAGGTGTTCGTTTACGAAGTATGAGAAAGAAAGACAGGATTAAATTTAATTATAAGTTAGAAACTACTCGTGAAGACTTATTACGAATATACAATCAAACTTATAGAAAATGGGACAAGGTACATCGTTGTCAGGTCCTAAACATAGAATTAACGACAAGATCAGGGGACAATGTACTTTCTTTTGATCGCATAGATAATTCTAAACCACATGCAAAAGACAATTTAATTTGTGTTAGTTGGAAAGCTAATCGAATTAGAAATGAAAACACTGCTGACGAAATTTTAAAAGTTGGTCGTTGGCTAAAAAGACAGGAAAAAAAATATGGTCTGTATAACAACTGAACTCAGAGCAATAGATAAACACGCAAAGAGAAAACGAACTATTTTATCACTTTTAGAAAAATATATAAAGGTGAGAAATAAATCAAAAATTGATATACTCAACGAGAAGTTTGAATACGAGATAGAGAAACTTCGAGAAGAACTAACTAATATCAATAAACTATTAGATGTAATCTAGTTCCTTAATAGGGGATAACCTCCCCTATTATTATTAAAACTATTTTATTTTAATTAGAATATATTATATAAATAAATATCTTATTTTACGGAAGGAAGAATAACATGACAAAAAAAGAAGCAAAGAAAGACAGTAAATGGGTTTCTCAAATAATGTCTGTGGAAACACAGAAGCTGTTAGAGAGAATATGCAAAGATACATTAAGAACAAAACCGACCCAATTACATCTAATTGTAAAAGAATATTACGATAAACTATCAAAAGTGTAGTATAATTTATTAACAAAATATGATAAATTTTAAGTATGTTGGAGATAATAAAAGATCACCCACATTTTTTTGAAAAAACTGTGTATAGAGTCGAGTACCTAGATGTGCCTGATGAAGAGGAAAATATTGTCCACAAGGTATTGGTAGAGTTTACAGACGGAACAGAAAAGCTTTATGATATGGATTTTTGGAAGAAGATCGTAGAAAAAGGAAAAGAAGCTTTAGAAAGAAGAAGAAATCCTTAATAGGATTTCGCTTCTTTTACTAATTGATCAAAACTTAGATCATCATACTCCTTGTAAGCTGTCATTTGAGCTATTACATCTTGTAAATAGGCAATAATCAGCTTGTTTTCTTGGTCTTCTGTCATATCTATCTCCTTTAATTGGGGGTTAACTACTAGTATATCAAACTTAGCTTTATGATATCTACCTATTTATTTTCAATTTTGATAAATAAATCAATTGACTTTTATGATAGGTTTGTTCAATGGCTAAAATTTACTTATTTATGATTGTTTGTTTATATGACCCTAATTTAAGCTTAGAAAATACTTGTAGGGTTTTTCCTCAGCCTGAGCCTTTTGAGACTATTATGCAATGTTTAGATCAAGGAGAAGCAGTTAGAAAAGTATTAATAGAAGATAATGAAAATATTTATCCGAGTTTTTTCTGTTCTAACAAAAATCTTCAATCAGTTTCCTTTTAACCATTTAGAAAGTGAAGAATGTGTGGGGTGAATTTTAAACTCTTCACTGTCCACGATCATCAACACAACATCATATTTTTTTTGCTCGACTGTGGGGGTCCTAAAAATTAGGTCCCCCTCTTTTCTAAAATTTGTTTTCTTTGTTCTTCTAGACGCTGTCTTCACATCAATACGAAACGTCTCATTGTCAGGAGAGATAGCAATTAAATCAATCATACCGTTTGGCGCTACGTTTTTAAAAACTAAAAACCCTAACTCTAATAATTTATTAACAGCCAAGTATTCAGAAACTGTTCCTGAAACATGTTTTTTATTTATAAATTCTTTCACAGAATTTTAATTTTCTTCACCCAAGGTTTAGGGATTATTTGAACTCTACCCACGTCTAAGTCTTCTTTACCAAATTTGTCAGCAGACAAAATAATAGAGTCTTTCGTTTCCTTAACCACATAGCCCAAACTAAAGACCGTAGGACAGGTGATTTTTTCTGCTTCTTCCAATTCATGCCAACCACTCTCCATTTCGTAAGCATCTAACCATTCAATCTCTACCTTTTCTTCTAAGGGTTTCTTCATGCTTAGAAGTTTATTTAAAATGATCCTCAGGGACAATCTTAAAATATTTTTTTCTATTATCCTGATTAGGTCCTTTATAAGCTATTCCATAGGCTTCTCTACCTTGTAAAATCATATAATTAGGGACTTTATTTCCTAATCCATCGGAAACAGCTTTAGCAACCGACTCCATATACATGTCATCAAATATCATTACTCCGTCATCTTTAAGCTTTGACCACCAATTCTCAATGTCATCTAAAACAGCTTCATATTCGTGTGCACCGTCTACAATAATTACATCAAAATAATTGTCTTCAAACCTTTTAATTGTTTCAGGATTATCTGATCTACTTTTAATTAGTTCTAAAAAACCCATATCAATAAAAGGCTGTACATGGCTTTTTGTAGCTTCATAAAATGTACCGTCTTGACCCACAAAATCCTTCATATAACCGTGTTCAGAGGAACCTTGGAAGGTATCCAAAGCATATACCTTTATATCTGTTCTTTTTGTATTAACGATATTAGTACACATATAAGTTGTTGACCTACCGTAAAAACAACCTATCTCTAAAATTTTTCCGTTCTGTGGGCAATAATCAACAGCTTTATCATATTCTTCATGACCATTAAACCACCCTGGTATTTCGTGATATTTTTTCATTTTTATTTCCTTTTCGATAATTCAATTTCATTTTCAAAAATAATAGCTTTAGGATTAGTAAAATAATTTTTACCTAATAATTTTTCAGCTAATATTCTCTCTCTTCTTTTTTTGTCTTGCTCTGTTTGATGTCGAACCGAAGCTCGTTTGTCAGAGAAGTCCCAAATAGGTTTATTTTTCATATTCTCTCCCTTGTTGTCCAAAAATAGTCTAAGGTAAAATACCAAATAGAATTTATTAAAGGCTCTATTAAAGCGTCTAGAGTTGCTAAACCCCAATCTGCTCCTGTGATCAACCAATTACAAGTAATTGCAATTAAGACATGACCTAAAGTATAAATAATGGTTCTGACAATAGAACCATGTAAGGCTATGGATTTAATTGAATAAAGTAATCCTTTTATTGGTTCCACTAAAACCCTATATAAAACTTTTCGTTTCTCTCTATGAGATATTCCACAGATCTAATTCTTACTTCTGTTAAACGAAGATTTTTATCATTCCAATTATCAATATCATTTCTCCACTTTTCTAATTGTCTTTTGTACAGACCTAAAAGCTTTTCATGATATTTTTTAATTGGAAATACTTTTCTACTTCTCATTTTAATTTATCAACTAAACTTTCTGCTAATTCAATAGCTGTTTCATGTATCACAGTTGCAAGAGCATATTGTTCTTGTTGGTGTAAGTTTTCTTGCATTTTAATTAAAGCATTAAAACAATCACAAACTTCTTGTAACTTCCTGTGATCTATCTTTTCTTCATCAGAAAAATACATCATATTAACCACTCCTTAAATTGTTCGCCCATTATTTCAGTAGCGATGTTAATTTTAGAACGAAGACTTTTAATAATATTTTCATCTACCGTTCCCTCACAGATTAGATCGACATAAGTGACTTTCTTTTCTGTACCAATTCTATGATTTCTAGCTTCAGCTTGTTCTCTTATTTCAAGATCATAGTCGTTAGAATAAAATATCATAGTACTGGCTATATTCAAAGTAAGACCGTATCCACCTGTTCGTGGGTGTCCTACTAAAAATCTCATGTGATGATTAGGGTCCTTAAATCTTTCTAATATTTTAGGTCTTTCAATAGAAGGTGTTTCACCATAAAAACCCTCTGCTGAACCCTGTCCATATTTCTTATCTAAGGCTTCAATAACTGTTCTAATATTGTGTCGATACGAACACCAAATAATGACTTTTCCGTCTGACTCTTCAACTGTATCTATTAATTCTTTTATTCTATTTTCAGAAAAGTCTATTAATTTTCCTTCATCAGTGGTCATATAACCACAAGCAATTTGATGTAATCTTTTTAATTGAGCAATTAATGTAGCAGTGGTTAATTGTTCACCATTAATTTCTGCTAAGGCTAACTTCTTCATCATGACGTAGGCTCTTAATTGAGTCTCGGTCATCGGTACGCGTCTCTTCATATAAATTTTATCAGGCAAATCTAGGGCTTCATCTTTTGTAACACGATAAGAAAAATTTCTAATTTTATTAGTTAACTCATCAAGTCTTTTATATCCTGTGACTTTATTAAAACTTCTTCCACCAAAACTTAATTTAACTTGCTCACAGTATCTTGCTTTAAAAGTATAAATAGAACTAAACCCTAATAAGTCTTCATTTAAAAAAGCACATTGAGAATATAAATCTTCAGGTGATTTTGTAATTGGAGAACCTGTTAAGATAACTCTGTATCGAGCATAAGAACCAATCTTAATACATCTTTTTGTTCTTTTTGCTGAACCATTTTTTATAATAGTTGACTCATCAACACACATTAAAGTTTTATCTGTGTAGGTAAATTTTTCTGCAACAGAACTACCGTTCTTAGTAATGATCGCATCTATATTCATTACCAAAACTTTTAATTTATTATCAATAGCAAATAATTTTGATTTAATTTCTTCTTGTTCTTTTTTTGTTTTAGCACCTTCCCACACATGAACATCATATTCAATATGATCTGCTAAATGTTTTCCTATTTCTTCTTTCCAATTGTATTTAATTCCATTGGGACAAATGACTAAAAGATTATTTACTTTGCCATTATCAAATAAAATAGAGATACCGTCTATGAGGACTTTTGTTTTTCCACAGCCCATTTCCATAAATAAAGCATATTCAGGAATATTTTTTTCAAATGAATTCATCATTCCAGCAAGACCAATTAATTGATGTTGCATAGGTTTAGTTTTAAACTTGTATTTTTCTAATAACATTATAAATTCTAATTCTAATAGAGAATATAATACATGAGTGAAAAAAGTAAAGTATATGTTATACAAAATGTTTTAAGAAAACAACTTGACGGTACATTAAGATCATTAGACTATTCTCAAGCTGAAAGATTTGGAGAAATTATTTTCTTGTTTGACGGAATTAAACAGGTGGTAATGTCCCCACAGCCTACAATTAGGAAATTAAAATCTCTTCTAAAAGACTTTAAAGACAACGATTATTTACTTTTAGTAGGAGATCCTGCATTGATAGGCTTGACAACTGCTGTTGCAACCACTATATGTAATGGTAGATATAATATGTTAAAATACGATAGAATAGAAAGAGATTACTTTCCAATTCGTGTTGACATTTATAATTAAGAATAAGAAAGGAAATTAATATGGCTATTAATTTAAGACGTGACGAGAAAGACTTCCAAGTAACAGAAGTCGATCCTATTTCTAAAGCTTCCCAGGATTACCTGAAAGCTGAAAAAGAAGTAGAAGATTTAGAGGCTTTAATAAAAGTAAAAAAAGAAGTTCTTAGAAAAGCAAATGAAAACTTAGTTCAATTGTTTGAAGAACGTGGTGTTACTTCCATTAAAATGACTAATGGTAGTACAGTAGAAATCAAACCTTTTTATACAGGCTCTATTACAGAAGAGAAAAAAGAAGAAGCTTTTGAATGGCTTCGTGAAAAAGGTTATGAGGACTTGATTAAAAATCAAGTCATAGTAAAATTTGGTAGGGCTGAAGATGATAAAGCACAAAAACTTTTTTCAGATTTAGCTAACCAAGGGTTAGACACTGACAGAACTGTTAAGGTCGAACCGTCTACTCTTAGAGGTTTCATTCGTGAAATGTTAGAGGGTGGAAAAGAACTTCCTATCGATACTTTTGGAGTATTTGTAGGACATAAAGTTAAAATCCAGAAAGGAAAATAAAAATGACAGACGCAAGTAAAAAGCAACAGCAAGTAGTTAAAGAAGAAAAGGGAAAGAGTGTAGCAACAATCTCAACATTGTTGAGGGCAGGCCCTTCTCTATCAAAGAGGGAGGCTGAAGATTTTCAGATTCCTTATTTAAATATATTAAGTAAAGGCGCACCCCAATTAGAGGAAGATGACGGTAAGTTTATTCCTGGGGCTAAGTTAGGACAGATTTTTAATACTGTATCTAACAAGGTTTATGACTCCTTACATGTTTTACCTGTTTATTATCGTAGACGATTTGTTGAATGGTTTGAACGTGGTGAAGGATCAGGTGCACCTGTTAATATTTATACACCTGAACAATTCCAAAAATTTCAAATGGAAGGAAAAATTATTCGTGGTGATGATAACAAAGAACGCTTTATAGGAAAACCTGACACCTATATTGAAAACACTGCTGAACACTATGTTATCGTTTTAGAAGAAAACGGTATGTGGAGTAAAGCAATCATCAAAATGAAATCCACTCAATTGAAAAAATCAAGAACTTGGAATTCAATTATGTCTAATCAAAGACGTATTGACGGTGATGAAATTTATCAGCCAAAAGACTTTGCTCGTTCTTATATTTTAGCGACAATTAAAGAAAAGAACGCTAAAGGTTCTTGGCATGGTTGGGTAATAACTGAAGGCGATTGGATTGATCAATTAAATAGACCTAAGGTCGAAGATATATATCAAGATGCTATTCAGTTTGAGAAATCAATTCACAGTGGTGATATTGAGGTTACTCCAACTAATGATGAACAAGTTTCCTCGCAAGGGGAAGCCTCCAAGAATGGTGACGACATACCATTCTAATTAATAGCCGCGTAAAGATTGAGAGAAGTTTATTTGTTTCCTTCTCTCAATGGTTGGGGTGTGATTTTATAGTCCTCCTTTTTTTCACGCCCCAATCAAATAAAAACAAAAAAGCTATTAATATGAGAGGTAGATATGGAGCCAGAATTAGTTAAAAAATTTAAAGATATCTTTACAGGCTTAGAGAGAGCCCACGGTGTCTTTGAAAAGAAAAACGAACCACAAGAAGGTGCAAAAGTGGAAGCACACATGAAAACGGTCCACGAAGCACCGACCATTGAAAAGTTTGAAAAACACCTTAAAGGTGAATACCCTGCTATGGGTATCGTTCCGATCAACGATGATGATCAGTGTAAGTTTGGTGCAATTGATATTGATGTATATCCTTTGGACCACAAAGCTTTACAGAAAAAAATAAAGCAAAAAAAGTTTCCGTTAACTATGTGTCTATCCAAAAGTGGTGGTGCACATTTATATTTATTTACCAAGGACTATGTCTCTGCCAAAGATATGCAAACTAAGTTAAGTGAAATGGCAACAGCGATTGGATATCCTAAAGCTGAAGTATTTCCTAAACAGATTGAATTATATCATAGAGAAGGAGAAGAAAAGAGAGACACAGGAAGTTGGATTAATTTACCTTACCACGGAAGAAGTCGATATTCCTTAGATGAAAATGGTAAAGGATTAAGTTTAGAAGAATTTTTATCTCACTACGATAGCATCGTTGTTGGTACTCTCAAATCGATTAAAACCGATTTCAAGAACGAAGTTATTAAAGACGGACCTCCATGCCTACAAATACTCACTGAACAAGGTGTTTCCGATGGCTCACGGAATAATGCCTTGTTCAATGTAGGTGTTTTTTATCGTAAATCAGAACCTGATAACTATAAAGAATTAATTGAAGAATATAATAGAAACTATGTTAATCCTCCTTTGAAATCAGATGAAGTTTTAATAGTTATTAAACAAGTTAGTCAAAGCGACAATAACGGTGCACCCAAATATATGTATCGTTGTTCGCAACCACCTATTGAGTCTTTGTGTAATAAGAGACTTTGTAAGAAAAGAAAATTTGGTATTGGAAGTGAAGGAGATAGAGATCATCCTGTTTACTCTGATTTAAAAGTTTATAAGTCTGATCCTCCAAGATACTTTTTAAATGTTGATGATCGAAGAATAGAGATTGCTAATACAGAAGATTTGATGACTCATAAAAAAATTATTCAAGCTTGTTTAGAACAATTGAATACAGGAATTATGAACATGAGTTCAGCAGAATGGAATCAAACATATAGTGAATTGTTTGAGTCTATTTCCATAGATTACCCTCCTGAAGAAGTAACTAAAAAAGGAGAGTTTAAAGAATTGTTAGAAGAGTTTTGTCTACATCAAGGTGAAGCATTAACAATAGCAGATATATTCTTAGGTAAGTCTTATACAGAGGAAGGCTATACTTATTTTGCTTTGAAAGATTTAATGGATCATTTGAAAAGAAATGACTTTAAAGAAGCAAGACCATGGGTAACAATGAGACTGAAAGAAGAATATAACGCTACGGATTTAATTAGAACAATTAAAAACACTAGAGTCAGGCTTTGGAGAATACAACAACTTACTATTGAAGAAGTTGAATTAGATATTCCTGATATGAAAAAAGAAAACAAAGAGGAGGAAATACCGTTTTGAAAAAACTTACATCACAAGTACAAACTGATCACATCACCGATGAGATTAGTAGAATGTTTGACTATCAATTTGAAGGTCAAACTGAATTTACTTTACCTGAGTTTAAAAAACCAACAGAAGAATTTAATATTGGTTTAATTGTTGGTGCATCAGGAAGTGGTAAATCAAATTTATTAAAAGAATTTGGAGAAGAAGAGAATATTGAATGGGACCACAATAAAGCTGTGTGCTCTCATTTTGAATCCCCTGACGAGGCTCAAGATCGATTATCCTCAGTAGGATTTAATTCTATTCCCTCTTGGATGCGACCTTATCATGTTCTTAGTACAGGAGAGAGATTTAGATCGGACCTTGCTAGAAGAATAAAAGATAATGCAGTGATAGATGAATTCACTAGTGTAGTAGATAGAAATGTTGCTAAGTCTTGTTCTAATGCTCTACAAAAATTTATTAGAAATAAAAACTTTAAGAACGTTGTGTTTGCTTCTTGTCATTATGACATTATTGATTGGCTTCAACCTGATTGGGTATTTGATACTAATTCAAGCAAGGTGACAACAAGGGGGTTACTTAGGCGACCCAAGATCGTTTTGGAAGTCGTTCCTTGTTCCCACAAAATTTGGTCATACTTCGCTGAACATCACTATCTCACAGGAAACATCAGTACAGCTACACGATGTTGGATCGCAACCTGGGAAGGAACAGTCGTTGGTTTTTCGTCAGTTGTCTTTTTTCCCTCAGGAACAATCAAAGAAAAAGCATGGAGGGAACACAGAACAGTGATACTTCCTGACTTTCAAGGATTAGGTTTAGGAGTTCGTTTATCGGAGGCAGTGGCAAAACAATTCACGGTCCTCGGTCATCGATTCTTTTCTAAAACAGCACATCCAAGATTAGGTGAATATCGAGAAGCGCACCCTGATAAGTGGAGACCGACTACTCATAACAGACAAAATAGAAAGAAAGATTATGAGAAAGAACTAAAAAGATTAGAAAAAGGTGAAACTAAAATAAGAACTTTTGGTGGCTATTCACAAGAGTTAAGAGAAAAACATAAAGAGAGGGTTTGTTACGCACATGAGTTTATTGGTTAAAAAATCCCCTATCGTGGTCATCGGTCCCCCAGGAACAGGAAAGACTACCTTTATTTTAAATAAGATAGAAGAATACTTAACAAATGGTGTAGGTATTGATGAGATAGCTTTTTTCTCATTTTCTAATAAAGCTGTTGATGAAGCAAAAGAAAGAGCTTCTCAAAAATTTAAAGTACCTATGAGTCACTTAGAACACTTTTGTACTTTACACTCTTTTGCTCTCAGACAAATGGGACTGACAAGAGAGCATATTATGAGTAACAATGATTGGAGGAATGTATCAAATGAACTTCGTATTAGTATTAACGTTAATAATGATGACGACATATTTTTCAACAATTACGATGATAAGTATGTTGACTTAATTGAAAAAGCTAAGAGAAGAAATGTCTCTCTTAGAGATTGTTGGGCCATGTTTGCCAAGGATATTATTTGGCATAAATTAGAATACATAGAGAAAGGATTAAAGGAATATAAAAATAATGGTTATGAGAAATTTACAAGTGGAACTAATGGATACATTGTTAAAGACCAAGGACCTAAAGTAGATTTTACAGATTTAATTAAAAACTATGTAGAGGGAAGTTATTTTAAAAGTTTTAAAGTAGTTTTCTTTGATGAGTCTCAAGATATGTCAACGATTCAATGGCTTATGGCAGAGAAGATTTGGAATAATTCAGATATATCTTATATCGCTATGGACCCCAATCAGGCTATTTATACTTGGGCTGATGCAGATGTGGGTAAAGCTTTACAAGTAAAAGAAGAAGCAAAAGAATTAATTGTTTTAGATCAATCTAAAAGAGTTCCTAGAAAAGTTTGGGAAGTAGTTAATAGAGTAGAAGAACAGATTATTGGTTATGATGATATTAAATGGTCACCAGCCAATAGAGACGGTTCGGTAGAATTTATTAGAGGTATCTATCATTTAAACATGGACCACGGTTCATGGTTAATTATGGGTAGAACACGATCCATTAGAGATGACTTAGAAGAAGTAATGGTGAAGAAAAATGTTTTCTTTAGGGTAAAACTTAAAGACAATAAATATAGATATTCTGTAAAGACTCAGGAAAGGAATGCTATTTTAACTTGGCAAGACTTAATGAGATCAGAAAAGAACGAGGTTCCAATAAGGTTAATTGAGAACTTATATAAATGTTTAGGAAAAGAATTTGTTGCTCGTGGTAATAAGAAATTAATTGCTGAACAGCGAAAAGCTTTTCCTGATAAAAAATTATCTTTTATTAATTTAAGAGATAACTTCGGACTATTAGCTGAGTTTGGTACGCCTTGGACAGAAGTAATGACAACGATCAGTACAGAGACAAAAGCGTATTTAGAAAACTTAGAACAAAGAGGAGAGAATCTAGCTTTAGAACCTAGAGTTACTTTATCTACTATTCATCAACAAAAAGGTGGAGAAGCAGAGAATGTAATTGTTTCTTTAGACATAGGAAGAATGGCGTATGAGGAGTATCGTAAAAATCCTATTAACGAACATAGATTATTTTATGTTGCGTTTTCTAGAGCAAAAGAAAATCTCTATATAATAACACCACAATCAAGAGAGGCTTATAGAATATGAGTAAACAAATCGGAATGTTTAAACCACAATCAGAATGGGTTCCACCAATGGATTTCCCAAATATTAAAGATGCAGACAAGATTGCAATTGACTTAGAAACAAGAGACCCAAACATTATGGACAAAGGCCCAGGTTGGGCTACTAATGACGGAGAGATTATTGGAGTTGCTATTGCTGTGGAAGGTTGGAAGGGATATTATCCTATTCGCCATGAAACAGGATTTAACCACGATCCACGGGTCGTGTTTGATTGGCTGAATGAAATGCTCTCAGGAGAAGGAGAGAAGATAGCCCACAACGCCACCTATGACTTTGGTTGGTTAGAAGCTGAGGGAGTTAAATGGAATGGTCGTATCATTGATACAATGATCGCAGCTCCTTTGATTAATGAAAATAAATATAGTTATTCTTTAAATGCAGTAGCTAAAGAATACCTAGCTGAAGGTAAAAATGAGTTTCTTTTAAATGAAACAGCAGCACAATGGGGTGTTGATCCCAAGGCTGAGATGTACAAAATTCCTTCTCAATATGTAGGTGAATATGCTGAACAAGACGCTGTTCTTTCTTTAAAGTTATGGAATAGATTAAAGCCTGAAATAACTCAACAAGACTTACAAACAGTCTTTGATTTAGAAACAGATTTAATTCCTATTTTGATGAAGATGAGAAAGAAAGGTGTACGAGTTGATTTAGATAAATTAAAAAAAGCAGAGAAATCTTTTATTAAAAGAGAGAATGAAATGCTTGATTATGTTTTTAAAGAAACAAACTTAAAGTGTGATATATGGGCTGCTAGGTCCATTGCTACAATCTTTGATCAATGTAAGATTGATTATCCTAAAACAGACAAAGGAAATCCTTCTTTTACAAAAAGCTTTTTAGAGTTTCATCCTCATCCAATACCTAAAGCTATTGTTCAAGCTAGAAACTTCAACAAGGCACGGACCACGTTCCTTCACACAATAGAAAAGTATCAGCATAAAGGAAGAATACATGCCAATATAAATCAGTTACGAACAGAAAATGGTGGTACGCTGACAGGTCGATTTAGTTATTCTAACCCTAACCTTCAGCAAATTCCTTCTAAGGATGATGCTGAATCTGATATTAAAATTGGTACTTTGGTTAGAGGATTATTTATTCCTGAAGAAGGAGAGAAGTGGGGTTCTTTTGACTACTCTCAACAAGAGCCACGACTCGTGAGCCATTATGCTAATGTAGTTAATCTAGAAGGTGCTGAAAAGATCGTTAAAGCCTATAATGAAGACAAAGAAACGGACTTCCACACAATCATGGCTGAGATAGGAAATATCTCTCGTAAGAGCGCTAAAACCATAAATTTAGGCCTATTTTATGGCATGGGAGTAGGAAAGTTGTCAGATCAACTAGGTATTGATCCTGAAGAAGGTAAATCTTTAATTAAACAATATAATGAAAGAGTTCCTTTTGTAAGACAGTTAGCTGATGCAGTTTCCGATCATGCTCAGAAAAAAGGTGCAGTTAAAACATTCTTAGGAAGAAGATGTCGTTTTGAATTATGGGAACCTAAGGCATTTGGGTCCTATAAGGCATATCCTTTGGATAGAGCTAAAGAAGAATATGGTGAATATACTCCTTTAAAAAGATCAGGAACCTATAAAGCTTTGAATAGATTAATCCAAGGATCAGCAGCCGATCAAACTAAAAAAGCAATGATTGATCTAGAGAAAGAAGGAATTATTCCAATGATTCAAATTCATGATGAACTAGCTATTAGTTTTGACGGATCAAAAGAAGTTCAAAATAAAATAGTAGAAATTATGGAAAATACTATTGATATGACGGTTCCTTCTAAGGTAGATGTAGCAATTGGAAACAGTTGGGGAGAAGCACAATGAAATGTTGGCATTGTAAAACAGAACTTAATTGGAATGGTGATTATAGTATCGATAACGATGATGATGATTATCAAATGGTAAGTCACTTGACATGTCCTAATAAGACGTGTCAGTGTTTGACACAAGTCTTTGTTCCTAAAGTTTTAGAAAAAAAGAAAGAAAGAGAAAGAGAAATTTTATTAAAAGTTATTAAAGGAAGTTTAAATTAAAATGGACAAAATTAATCCTAATTATTATAAAAACAAAACAATAGAAACAATTGAAGCTATTGAATCTCAATTAACTAAAGATGAATTTATTGGGTATTTAAAAGGTCAGATATGGAAATATTTGGCTAGACATAGAGAAAAGAATGGTGTTGAAGATATTAGAAAAGCTCAATGGTACTTAAATAAATTAGAAAAGATGTTGTCAGTAGACGGAGTATCTTAATAGGAATGGCAACGAAAAGTTAATAAATAAGATTTTATTGCAAGTAGCACCTGATCTAAAAACTCTTTTACAAAATACACACAAAGTTACCTTCCTGTGAATAAGTCGTTGCCATTCTTGTAATTATAATAACATATCTGATCTGCAAAACAAACACTTCTTTAAATTTTTTCTGTGGATATAAATCTGTCATGCATGTTTACACAGACGAAGACTTAAAATTTATTAATGGAGAAAATAATGTTTAACTTAACTACTAAGGCAATGAATCACTTTTTAAACTTCTTTAACAAAGAAGATAAAGACAAAGAAATAAAACAATTTTGTCAGGCAGAATATAAAAAAGATTGGTATGCTGCTTATATGACCTTTAAAGAAGAAGGTCAGTTCCCTAAGTTTTATAGAAGAACTTTATAGGAAAAGGGGCTTACGCCCCTAATCTTATAGTTTTGTATTTTCAATAATTGAAGCTAATTCTTCGCAGCGTTTGGGTGTTTGTTTATACCACTTAGAGTCCTTCATTTCATTGGCCGCATCTTTCCAACGTTTAACTCGTATATTTTTCCACATCTTTTTGAAATTTCGGACACCTTGGATTCCTAATTGAAAAACCATTTCCACGATTACTTCACCCACATGTTGTGGTAATTCATGTCCTACACATTCTGTAATTAAAAGATCAGCGCCTGCAGCGGCTCTGTTTAGATCAATATCAAATAATTCATCTATTTCTTCTCTAGAAATCTTCTTTCCCTCAGGAAATCTACTTCTTTCATGAGGTTGTATCAAATGGCCTATGCCAATTGTGGCTTTGCCTAAACTGTCTAAATATAATTGGTCAACGCA